ATTATAAAGTATGCTGATCTTAAAAAGGCTAGACTTCGTAAACTTGAAGAGCACTCAATTGATCCTAAATTGCATGAAGATGAAGTTAAGTCAATTGAAGTTTTTGAGCAAGAGACTAAAGGCGTAGTAACTGTCATGGCTCGTGAGTTTGAAATGCGTAAAGCAGCATATCGTTTGCAGCGTGCACAAACTTCAAAATCTGGAACTATCAATGTAAATGCCTTGCATAGCTATAAGTACAACGAAGATATTTTTCGTCGTGTTACACAGTTAGCAGATTCAAAATCACATGGCATGGTTATGTTCGTTGATTACTCTGGATCTATGTCAAATGTTATTGGTAAAGTTATTCGTCAGGCAGTAGTTCTTGCTGACTTCTGTACAAAGGTTAGCATTCCATTTTCTATCTATGGCTTTACTTCTGTATACGGTGATCGTGAGAGCATTGGAAGTTTCCCTGATCATATCTCAGAGAAAAACTGTAGCATCTTTGAATTAATTAGTTCTTCCCTATCTAGAGCTGATCAGAAAGAAGCTCGTGATACACTTCTAAAACAATCTGTTATTCTTGATACAAGTTGGAGATGTGCATTTGCATCAGATGCTGAGAACCTAGGATCTACTCCATTGTATGAAACAATTCTTTGTTCAGAGTTTATCATCAAAGAATTCAAAGCAAAGCACTCAATTCAAAAAGTAAATGCTATATTTCTTACTGATGGAGAAGGTGACAGCTTGTATACATATTCACCTTCTTATGATCATAACGTTAGAACATATGGAAGTGCACTTGCGATTAAGTTTAATAACAAAATCGTTAAATCAAATTCTCGCTATAGTGTTGGTTCTAATCTACTTACAGAACTTAAAAATATTCCTGGTGTATCTGTTATTGGTTTCTTTGTATGTAAAGATATGTACGAATTCAAAGGACAAGTTTATAGAACTTATAGGTATAATGACAAAATCACCACAGATGAAAATATAGCAGATGCTAGAAAGGCTTATAATAAAGATAAGTTCTGGTCAGCAGACAATACATTAGGATATGACAAATACTTTATACTAAAAGGACATTCATTAAATACTGAAAATGATGAATTATCTGTAACACCACATGCTACAAAAGCTCAGATCACAAAGGCATTTAAGAAGCATGCATCTTCAAAGAAAGGGAATCGTGTACTTGCCACTCAGTTTGCTAAGCTGGTGGCATAGTGTGACATTAATGTTACAACTAAAATAAAATGAAAAAAAGTGAAATTAACTGTGTACAAAGGCTTTAAACTATGGTAGAATGGTACCATAATAATTGAGGAGACAGTTATGACTTTACGTGAAAAGATATCAGAATACATGGGCTTTGCCTTTATCGCTATATTCGCTTTAGGATGGATCGATGTTGGCTTTGGTCCGCAATACACTTGGTGGAACCTGATCTCATACCTAGCTAACTAAGAGGATATATATTATGAACTTGATTGAAAAAACATTATCGACTACACTTGCATCACGCTTTGCTGATCAAGTAGAATTTCGTCCAGCACAGGTTACAGCAATTGCTCGTGAACTTGGCATAAAAGATGGCGAAGCATATAAATATACTACATCGTTCCCAAAGGTTCGACGTGGCGTATATAACTTAGAGTCAGTAGTAGTGCCTCTACGTCAAATCCCTAATAGCGAGAAAAAATCCGTGGCAAGTGCAGTACAGTCTATTGTTAACAACGAGATCTTTGTACCAGCAAAAGACCAGTATTATGTCCCTTGGGGAAATTCAAAAGATGTAGAAATGATTGTTAAGTCTGGATCATTCTATCCTACATTCATTACTGGTTTATCTGGTAATGGTAAGACTACTATGGTTGAGCAAGCATGTGCTCGCACAAACCGAGAGTACGTCCGTGTTCAAATCACTCCTGAAACAGATGAAGATGATTTGATTGGTGGCTTCCGCCTTATTGACGGTGAGACCGTTTTTGCAAAAGGTCCTGTTATTAAAGCTATGGAAGCAGGTGCTCTGTTGCTGATCGATGAGATCGACCGTGGTTCAAATAAGATCATGTGTTTACAAGGTGTGCTAGAAGGCAAACCTATCATGATCAAAAAGACTGGTGAAGTTATCAAACCTGCTGAAGGATTCAATGTAATATCTACTGCTAATACTAAAGGCCAAGGTTCTGAAGACGGCCGCTTTATTGCAGCAACTATTATCGATGAAGCTTTCCTTGAGCGTTTTACTATTACACTTGAACAGCCTTATCCTTCAATGGCAATCGAAAAGAAGATTATCATAAAGCATATGGATAAGTTTGATTGTAAAGATACCGACTTTGCCGATCGTTTAACTCAATGGTCTGAGACTATTCGTAAAACATTTGAAGACGGTGGAGTAGACGATATCGTATCAACACGTCGTTTGTGTCATATCGTACAAACGTTTTCTATCTTTGATGATCGTACTAAATCAATCGATCTTTGTATTAGTCGCTTTGACAATGATACAAAAGAAGCTTTTAAAGATCTATATGCTTTGATTGATGATACAACATCTACAGAAGATGAAAGCTCTGAGCTTTCTGGTGCTGATATAGATAACATTCTTGATAACGCAATTTACTCAACAGAAGGATAATAATGGAATACAAGTTTAATGAAGATAAACTATTAAAGGAGTTCACTGAATATGTGAACTCCACATATAGTCAACATTATGGACAAACTAAGTTTCAAGCAAATGAAGTAATTGTTGATCGTGGTAACGGCACTGGTTTTTGTTTAGGTAATGTTGATAAGTATCTGCAACGATATGGAAAAAAAGGAGATGTAACAGAGCATCGAAAAGATCTGTTTAAAATTTTGCATTATACATTAATTGCACTATATGTGCATGATAAAGAAAATAATGATGTACAATAGCTTAAAAGTGTGGTATAATAACCTATATTCATTATGGAGAAAGTATGAAACTATCGAATGAAACAATTGGCAGTCTTAAGAACTTTGCCGCAATCAACAGTCAGATTGTTCTTAATCCAGGTAATGTGATTAAGACTATGTCTGAATCTAAAACTATTTTGTCATCAGCAACAGTTGCTGAAGATATTCCATCTCAGATAGGTATCTATGATCTTCATGAGTTCTTAGGTGCACTCGGCATGTTCGAAGATCCTGAGTTAACCTTTGATGATGAGTACAAATCAGTTAAGATCTCACAAGGTCGACAAGCTATTAAGTACTTCTTTTCTGAACCATCTATCTTGACAACACCTTCTAAAGATGTTGTTATGCCATCAGTTGATGTATCATTTACATTAACACAAGAAAATATGGCGGCAATTCGCAAAGCAGCCTCTGCTTTAGGTATAAATACTGCAGTAATCACTGGTAAACCTGGAGAGAATACAGCTTCAATTGTTGTTACTGATGTTAATGATGCAACATCTAACACATTTGAAATCGAACTAGATGGCTGCTCGAGAAGCGAAGAGGGCTTTAAGTTTGTATTCAATATCGCAAACTTTAAGTTTATCAATGGGGACTATGATGTTGCTATCACTAAAAAGCTAATTTCACATTTTAAACATACTAAAGAATCAGTAGAATACTGGGTTGCTTTAGAGAAAAACTCATCTTACGGAGATTAATAATGAGCGAAGAAAATAACGTAACACCTGAAGCCACAGAGACAGCAGCAGTTCAGCTGGGTCTTAATGATTTGCAGGCCACTATTCAAATTATTGACGTGGCATCAACACGAGGAGCCTTCCGTGGAGAAGAACTTACATCAGTCGGCGGTGTCCGAGATCGAATCAATGCTTTCCTTGAAGCAAACAAGCCAGCAGAACCTGAAGGCGATGCAGCTGCAGAACCAGATACTGCTAATGCTGAGTAACGAAGCGGATCGTAAAAAGGTTCTTGAATGCATGAAAGAAATGTCAAACTCAATGACACGTATTGATGCTGAACGGGACTTTCAAAAAGAAGCTGCTAATGCCCTTGCTGATGATGTTGCTATCGATAAGAAGTATATCAATGCACTGGCAAAGATCTATCATAAACAGAATTTTGCTCAGTTTCAGCAGCAAAAGGAAGAGATTGAAGATCTATACGAATCGATCGTAAAATAAACGGTGAGGTGGAAACACCTCACTTACAGGGTGTAGCTCAGTCTGGTAGAGTGCTACACTTGGAATGTAGAAGTCGTTGGTTCGAGTCCAGCCACCCTGACCAAATTAGTTATGTACATATCATCCGATATGTGTTATAATGTATTATATTATATTATGGAGTACGTGAATGTCTAATGAATTTCTATGGGTTGAAAAGTATCGCCCATCTAAAATTGACGAATGTGTCTTACCAACCTCATTGAAAAAAGTATTCAATGAAATGGTTTCGACAGAACAATTGCCAAATATGTTATTTAGTGGTACAGCAGGTGTAGGTAAAACTACAGTTGCTAAAGCTCTATGTAATGAACTTGGCCTTGATTATATTATAATCAATGGTTCTGAAGAAGGCAACATCGATACACTTCGTGGCAAAATCAAACAGTTTGCTTCTAGTGTATCGTTACAGGGCGGTTATAAGGTAGTAATTCTGGATGAGGCTGATTACCTTAATCCTCAATCAACCCAACCCGCTTTACGTGGATTCATTGAAGAGTTCTCAAATAACTGTCGTTTTATTATGACATGTAACTTTAAGAATCGAATCATTGAACCTTTACATTCTCGGTGTTCTGTCTACGAGTTCGCTATACCGAATGATCAAAAGCCTGCAATTGCTGGCATGTTCTTCAAGCGACTGATGGATATTCTTACAGCCGAGAATGTGGCGTTCGACAAGGCGGTCTTAGCACAACTTGTCGAACGTTACTTTCCAGACTGGCGTCGTGTCTTAAATGAATGCCAACGTTATTCCGTCAGTGGATCTATTGATGCTGGTGTCCTAGTCAATCTAGGAGACAACAATGTTAAATCACTTATGGAAAAGCTTAAAGGTAAAGACTTTAAAGGCATGCGTCAATGGGTTGTAAACAATATTGATACTGAGCCTCAAGCTATCTTTCGTGCTGTTTATGATAAGATGGCTGATCACTTACAACCACAATCTATTCCACAAGTTGTACTCATACTTGCTGATTACCAATATAAAAATGCTTTCGTTGCAGATCACGAGATGAATGTTGTTGCATGTATGACTGAGATTATGGCAGGTGCAGAATGGAAGTAGGTATCACAGCAGGTTCATTTGACTTGTTTCATGCCGGTCATGTGTTAATGCTTAAAGATGCAAAGGATCAATGTGACTACTTGATCGTTGCACTTCAAACAGATCCAACCATAGATCGTAAAGAAAAGAATAAACCTATTCAGACAATGTATGAGCGATTTGTACAATTAGATGCTTGCAAATACGTAGATAAAATTATTCCATACGAAACTGAAGACGACTTGTATACTCTAATTATGAATACTGATGTAGATATTCGTATTATTGGAAATGAATATCGTAATGAAGATTTCACTGCACGAGAAGTTGGACTTGAAATATATTATAATGCGCGTAACCATCAATGGTCTACTACTGAATTGCGTGAAAGGATAGCAAATGAATCCGTTTGAATACCTTAATGCTATCAATACTACAAAGAAAGATATAATGGTTGATGACTTGTCTGAGAAATCATACAATGCATTCATGGTAAACCGCTCTCTTTCTTACTTCCATGATACGATTCTACTTGCTAATGAGATGAATAGATATCACCACCTAGATAATAAACTCCAATTTTCTTTTTTGATAAATACTGTTAGAAAGAG